AGGTTCTTGAGTTAATCCGTGAGCAGGTCTGTTGTCTCCGTCTACATTTGTTTCGTAATTTATTATACTAAAACCTGCTTGAGTATTTACAGACGCCCCGTTTAATGTTGTTGCATTTGCTGAACTTAAACCTGCATCACTTGCAGTAGAATAACCTGTATCGTCAACATTATAAGTATTAGAACTTCCTCCTGCTTTCCAACACCAAGCGACAAAGTCGTTACTACTGCTATTTGTTTCGTTACCTCCAAGATTTCCTACTGCTACAGTAAAACCATTAGTATCTATGGATTTTATATTACCATACTCTAAAGTAGTTCCTGATGTTATTGCGACTTCTTCAGCATTTGTTTTATTGGCGTATAATGTTTTCATCACATTTGTGCCTGCACCTCTTACTGAATCTACTAAATGATGAGCAGTTCCTGATAAAGTTCTATTCTTCACCCAAACCAAATCAGGTTGGAATGCCATACCTAAAAAGTTTACGTTTGTAGGTGTTCCGTCATATTTAACTCTTGCTTCATATAATTCAGCAGCTTCTGAATCGGTTATCACTCTATTAAAAAACCTCGCTTGGTCAATGTACCCTGTTAAGCCTACACCTCCGTGACCAAAGCATTGAGTTGAACCTGTCGTTGTATTAGCCGTACGACTGCCAAGAAGTTGTCCGTCAACATACGCTTTAATAAGACCATTAGAAGCATCAAAACTTATTACAACATTATACCAAGTATTAGCAGAATATGTTTGAGATGTTATGGTTGCATTTCCAAAATATAATCTGTTATCACTACTAAGTTCAATAGCACTTGAATATCCATTGATTTGTTCAAGATACCAAATCATATTTCTTTTATTTACTGTTGTTGCATTAAAATATAGTGAAAGTGAATAACTTCCTGTGAGATTCATCGTCCCATAGGTATTAGCGGTCAGACTCGCAGTTTGACTCCCATTTAAATATAATGATTGACCTAAAATACCATCCCCATAAGTAGTAGAGGTTGTCTGCAATGAATAAAAAGGAGCATTATTTGCACTTTGCGTATTACCGTCAAATTTGTAAAAATCAATTATTGAATTATCTTCAAAGATATCTGCTGTATCAACTGTATCAGCATTTGACCCTGTATCATTAGCATCCCCATCTAACTCATATAAAGCAACACCTGAACCATCTCCGAATATATCAGTAGTTGATTTAGTACTACTTGCGTAGGTTTCTCCATATAGAGTAGTTACTTCAGAAGAAGATAATGCTTTGTCAAAGATTCTTACTTGGTCTATTTTTCCATCAAAGAAAGCGTTATTTACGTGATTAGTTCCAAGTTTAAATCCTGTGCCTTGTGATAGCCCTGTATAAGTAAAAGTGTTCGCTAAACTTCCATTTACATAAATAGAAATACTATTACTATTTCTTGTTGCTACTATATGATGCCAAGCAGTAGGGTCTGTTATTGTATAAAAAGCATTAGAAGTTGAGAAATCACTAAAATATATCTTTAAAGTATTGGCAGGATTTTCTCCTATAACTAAGTGTTGGTCATTGTTAATTATGAATGCCCAATGATTGTAGGATGCATTTTTATATCCACCTACATTTGCCCATAAAGAAACTGAATACGTAGTCGTGCTAAACACATCTACATTTGATTCTATATAACTACTACTCCCATTAAAAGCAGCACCTTTTCTAATATACCCTGTTATCTTTTGCGTACTTCCGTTTCCTGTGTAAGTTACAGTCTCAAAGTTCTGTAAAGGGTCAATTGTTGCAGGTTCAGGACTTGAGGCTACAATACCCCCTGTTGTAAAGAATTTCTTATTAAAAGCCATTTAGTCAAGATTTGGTAAAGAATAAGAGACAACCGCTTTCTTTGTACTCAAAGCATTAATCTCGTCTTCTTTGGTTGCACACTCAGTTCTTAATGCTGCTCTCGCATCTATAATGTCTTGAGGTGCAGCTATACCTTCTTGCGCTCTAATAATGTACCAATCTGTTTCAGATAGTTTTCTACCGTATAGACTTTTTAGGTTTGCAATTTTGCTCTCCTTTAACTCTGCTACTGTTTGACTCCAAGTTTTATCAATTACAGGGTAGGTAAATACGCTACTGTCAGCATCCCACTCTAAGTCTCCTAAATGTTGAGTCGCTGAATCATAGCTTGGACTTACAACATCGTAGAATCCTGCATCCTCCCAAGTATCTGAACCTAATAAATCAAACCCACAGATTACATTACCCCAAGATTTAGGGATTGTAGTATATCTTTTTATTGCTCCGTCTATTTGTATTGCTTTCATATTTTATTTTTTATACTGTTGTACCTGTTGCATAAGATGCTACTGCCCAATTTAACTCTGCTGCATTTGTATCATCATCAATACACAAAACTTGAATAATGTTTTTGCTTGCTGTATCTATGCTTGTAGTACCCACTTTGTTAATTGTAGATGAAGTGAAGTTATCATCTAAAGTAATTGCAGCACTACTTAAATCCGCGCCTGATAATAATATATCGATAACTTGACCCTTTTTAATACCTTGAATTTCTAATGTAACTGTACCTAAATTGCCAGTTAAATCAAATCCTGAAAATGAAGAGGCGTCTAAAGTTATAGGACTTGTTGTAGAAGATATTACGTCTACATCAGTATATCTACCCTCTAATTTAGCGTGGGTTACTCCATCATCTTTAATCCTTACTTGACCAGTTCCATCAGTTGCAGATAGTTCAATGGTAGAATCATCTACAGTAACTTCAACTTCATCAGCAGCTACAGTAATACCATCTCCACCAATTACATTTAAAGTAGCATCTCCTGTATCTAGTGAAGACCCTGTTAATCCATCACCTGCAATGATACTAGTGATATCCCCATCAAGATAAGGAGCTAAATCCACTTCGTCAGTACTACCATCTGGTTTTGTTAAGGTAAGAGTGTTTGTTGCTAAAGTCAGATCTGGTTTAGCATAGACTTCATTAAAGTTATCATTAAGTTTGTCAAAGGCATCTCTTAATGGATCACCTGTGCCATCATTAGCTGTAGCCCCAATATTTACTGTTTGTTTTGCCATTTTGTTTTATTTATAATTCCGTTTTATCTGCTGTATATTGTGTCGTATCTGCTGTAAATAGCGTTGAATCTGCGCTAAATGGGTCAGTTATCGACCAACAAGTAGGTGCAGAAAAATCAGGTACGTATTTAGTACTCCAAGTTGTATCTGCTCCCCAAGCAGAATTAGTCAACATATCGCAGTACACTTTCCCCCAATTTATGTTATTTGCCATTTCTCTTTATTAAATAACTATTTAATTTAATTTCGTTTTCCTTTTTAGGTCTGTAAACCTTTTTAGTCTTTTTCTTTAAAGTACCCATCCAGTAAAATTTACATCTCTCTCAGGGTACATACCATCATTTTGATTACTAGTATATTCAGGATATAAGGCACTATTGTAATTCATATAATCCATAAATCTTTGTGTATAAAACTCAGCAGTCTCATTTGCGTGTGCAGCTAAGGTTCTAATCTCAGACTCATCTACAGACGTAGCATTCTCTGAATTATGCTTGTAAATTCCACCATTAGATATTTGATACGCTGCATAAGGAATATAAGTCGCTTGAGTATGCCAAATAAGCATTGGTTTAATATAATCATTTACTAGTGATTGATAGTTTCCTGATAAAGTTCCTGCAATGACATCAGCCTGTAATTTATCATACAACTTAGTACCTAAATAGGTTTGAATCTCTGTATCTTGAGCCACCTCAACAAATTGAATTAATTTGTCAGCATCAAGGTTTCCATCGAATATTGATTTTCTTTTTAACTCTTTTAATGTTATAAATAATGCTTTCATATTATTCCTCTTCGTTAGGTTCTAATTCTTCAGATTCAACCTCTATGTTTAATAATTCAACCTCTTCTTTTTGACTAGATAATTTCTCCCCAGTCTCTTCCTCTCTTTTGATTTTAGTAGCAATATTATCAAGCTCTGTAAACTCAATTGGTTGTAGAGTTGTAAAGTACAAGTCAAGCATAATACCATTAAAAGAAAGTAATTCTTTAAAGGCATCTATGAGTAAAGTCTGGAATGGTCTGATAACAATATTATCCATAAGGATAGATGCAGTTCTAAGCTCTTCAGCGTTATTACCAAATCCTGTATTGTCTTTGATACCTAGCAATATGGGTGATACAACACCGTGACCAATCATAATCTTCTCTCTACTCTCTTTAGCAAGGAAGTCATATTGAGCGTGTGCATCAGGTAAATGAATGGGTTCAACTGTAGACTGATCTTCTGAGCTTTCATTAAATGCTAGTATAAATCTACCTGCATTAGAAGACCCACTGAATTTATCATATATCTTTCTCTCAATTCTCTCCTGAATTTCATCCGAAGGAATACCATTATTAAAATTAAGTAATAGAGAAGGTTGTAATCCATTCTTAATATTGTTGAGGTGATAATTAGATACCTCTTCTTCTAGAGAACAGTACTGTAAACACCCTTGATAATCTACAGGTGAATAATAATAAAACCCTGCTCTATATGGTTTAACGCAATATATCTCGATAGTCTCTGATCTACCACCATTTTTATATGAAGGTATTCTTTTAGGTTTGTCAGATGGCTTTATATTGGCCCAATCTGGGTGATAATAGTACCCCTTAACCTTACCGTCTTTAGCTTTCTCAGCTCTTAGCGTTTCCATAGGGAAGTGATACAATCCAGATATTTCTTTCTTACCTTTTTTGTAAACAACTTGAATAGCAGATTGACCTAACATTTTAAGGTCATTAACCATTCTCTTAACATCACTAGGTCTGAGAACACTCTGCATCTTACCAAACATCTCAGGTTTCTCTGTTGAGTCTGTTGCGTTTAGTCCTCTACCATAAACCATATCAACAATACCATTGATACATCTTGAGTTTGTAGGACTACCTAAATACCTCTCTATAAGATCAGAGAAATAATCATTGTTATCCCCATATTCAACCCAATCTTTTCGAGCATTCTCTTTTACTGTTGGTACTTCATAGCCAGATAAATTAACCACCCTTAAACTAGGATTCACCTCTTTGGAGGCTTGTATTTTTCTTGCTGATTTTATTGTTCTTCGACTCATATCATTATATATTGTTGCCCTGCTTCATCAGAATCATAGTTATTATATTCATCTGTGTTTAAAGTGTGAGATATTGTAGTATCTGTTTTAGACGTGCAATAAATCTTATCTCTATAAAGTAAAACTTCACCTTGCTTTATCTCTATGGAATAACTGCTATCTTCAGACAGAATACTAAAGGTGCAATCTATGTCTAAGAAATTACCATTAATTACAGAGGTTAGTGAACTTAAAGTCTCTGTTTTTTCTGTTCCGTCTTCTTTTATTACTAACTCTAAATCATTAGCCTCAGTATATTCTCTCGGAATAATACTTATGGTTTGACTATCTGTATTTGGTAATAACCTTATCATATAAGTATAACTATAAAAGGTTGTTTATGTTCAAAAAAAAGAGGGTTACATTTATGCAACCCCCCTTTCAATTATCAAATGAATACTATTAAGAATTAGTTCCCTCAGTAATAGTAACAGTTGCACTACTCATTCCTGCAAATGGATCAGCAGCAGTAGGTGAAGCAATAAAGTTAGCAGGTTCAACTTCCATAGTAGATAAGGTAAGTGTATATCCACTTAAATCTCCCATAGCAGTTCCTGTAACAATTGTTCCCCCAGACACATCAGCTCCGTGTTCAAGACCCATTAGGAATACATTTCCATTATAGTCTTCAACAGCAACGTGAGGTCTTCCGTAAGCTAATAACTTAATCTCTTTATGGTCTTCTTTAGACAACTTTTTCAAGGTTAAGTTTAGCGTTTGCTCAAAGAATGTTGTACCATTCTCTCTTGAAGAGGTTACGTTTTGCTCAAAGCTACTCGCACCTTTCAATTCATATTTGAAAGCAGTGAAAGTTCCTGATAAATCTGTAATTTCATCGTCAGTCTTAGTTACAGTACCTAAATCGCCAAAATCAACGAAATATACTGCTCTAAGACCTCCAACCACATCTTTACAAGGTTCTTTTCTACCTTTTGTTAAATCACAAGCCATATTTTTAGTATTAAAAAAGGGTGAGTAGGCACATTTGGCTCACCCACCCTTTTAAGTTAATTAATTATCTATTATTAGTCGTTAGCAGAGTTAGTGATACCGTAAGTTACGATGTCATCAACAATACCATACTGTACACCTGCTGTAAATCTCATTACAACTCTCACGTTTTGAGAACCATCGATGACAGCCATATCAATAACTTTAACTTCGTTATGGTCAGATAAAAGACCTGTACCGAAGAAAATGTTAGACTTCTCAGCAGCAACAGCAGTGTTAGCACCTAATCCGTTTGCAACAAAGATTTTAACTCCGTCAAAAGTTAAACTTCCGTTGTTCCACCATTGAGTACCCATAGCGTTTGTACCATTAGCACCTAATCCTGATGTTCCAAATCCTCCTAAAGCTCTTACATAAGCTCTAGCAATGTTTTGAGATACATATAGGTTTAAGTCTTCGCTTCCGTAAAGAGTTGAAGGAATAGCATCTACGATAGAACCAAGCTGTGCAATTACATTGGCAGCATCTACAGTTGTACCTGCGATTTCATTTGCCTGTGGCAAAGCAGCATCAGCAGCCAATAAAGTAGATAGTCCATTGAATTGTCCAGATGTAGAAGTGTCCCCAGTCCAGATAGAAGTTTCTGTTCTTTGAGCAACTTTAGCTGCAACGTGTGCAAGTAAGAAGTCAGAGAATTTAGAGGGCATATCGCTGTGAGCTGAATACCCCATAGAAAGAGCTTCCCAATCAGAGATAAAGTCTTTCTTACATAATTGTAAGTTGACTTGTTGCTCTTCTGGCTGAAGGATTCTCTCTTCTAATGTAATTGTAGAAGTAGGATCAAAATCACAAGATGCATCTTTTACGATATCATCTGTAGAAACTTTCTTGATCACCTCTTTTAATTTTACATTTGGCTTAACGGTAATACCACCATTCGAGATAGTAGAACCTTCAAGTAGAGCAGCAGCGATATATTCACCTGCAAACTCACCTGCATAAGTAGTAGAAATTGATGTAGTTGTTGGCATTTTAATTAAATTTAGTTGTTTTTATTATTTGTTTAGTCTAGCTAAAACTCTATCAAGAGTTGTTCTAGGTGCGCTCTGAGAATATAAATGTAAATTCTTATTCTCTGTTGCATTTTCTGGGCTGTGAGTTAAAGGAGCTTCATCAGAAGAAAGTTCTTGAGGAACTTCCTGCTTAGACTCTTCTTTAGCTTCTAACTGACCCATCATTTTTTCAACCATAGCTCTAACTTCCGCTAGTTCTTCTTTGGTCGCATAAGACATTTCAGCTTCTTCAGCCTCAACCTCTTCAGTAGCCTCCACTTCTGGGGCTTCCTCTAGTTGTACCTCGTCTTCTTTTACTTCTTCAGTGTTCGCTTCAAGCTGTACCTCTTCCTGTACTTCCTCTTGCACTTCTTCTTGTGCAATATCTTGAGTTTCCACCTCTTCAGTTGAAGACAAAAGCACGTCCTTTAGTTTAGAAACGATTTCTGTTGCTTTCATAAAAATTGATGTTTATAATTATTACTGATTAAAATTAAACTGTTGTATTTTCAAGTACCGTCACCAGTTATATTACCGATACCTTGAGCCTGTAAAGAGCCATCACAACATTTTTTTGAATACGTTTTACCATCTTTACATAGACAGCCTCTACCACCACCTTTAGGCGAAGAGTAGCTTGGTGTAGCTTTCATTCTCTTTTTCATTAACCTGCGTTTTGTGTACGTTGTATAAAGTAAATAACATCCCATATTAAGGAATCACCACCAACAGAGTTAACTTTTAATTGAACTCCATTAGCTACAAATGTTGCATCTGTGTAATATTGCATCATTATGTTCTCAACGTGTTCTGCATCATTTCCCTTTGGATAAGCAATAGTCCCTGCCACTCTTGATATTTGACCGCTACCCTCTAAATTGTATTCTAAGAATGTTTGGTTTGCATTAGCAGCAGATGCTTTAAAAGCTACTGTAAAAATATAAACGTCATTTTCATTAACACCTAACACCTTTTGAGTAGATGAATCATAAAAGTTTATACTTGAATGACTTCTTACTACGTTTCCTCCATTGTTAGATAATACCACTTCTGCATCTTGTACAAGTGTTAGTTTGTAATTAGAATCATATTCTGTATCGTCATATCTAGCCCAACCTAAATTAGTTGCACCTGTTTGTGGATATACAATTACATTTTCGTTATTATGCCCCATATACAGGGCGTGGTCTGTTCGGGTCATTGCTCCATTCTCTATATTTACTGAAGCTACCTCAGCCTCTGTGGTATCTTGAACGTGAACTCTATATGAAGTGTTTTTATTTGTAGGCATTATTTTTTACTGGATTTAGGGTGTTTATTTGGTAATAAATCATAATCAGTTGTGTACTTAGCATTCTGAGGTCTACCATTCTTCAATAAATAAAGGAACGCATTGACTCTAGCAAATGCCCATTGTGAAGCTGACTTTACTTGAGGTGATCTACTAGTGTTAAATGCACCCAAACCTCTTTGAAATACACTTGCCAAAGCACCAACAGTTGCGCCATAACCTAGCTTTTCTTTATATCTTTCGTTAAATTCATCCGCTTTACTCTGAAGTGTAGCCCTGTCCTTAGCAGAAACCTTTGCACCAGTCTTTCCACTAGCATCACCCTTTGCACTACCCTTACCTTTTGGATTGGGATTCTTTGTGTCTGACTTGGGTGCTTTAGGTGAAGACTTAATACCTCCTTTTGGGCCTACTTCAGCAGCTTCTAAACCTTTTAGCTTAGATTCAGTCCAATTAAGCATACTTTTACCGCCCCATAAGAGATAACTAATAGTTCCGCAAGCCTCAGGCTTACTAGGATCATAATATTCAGCAGCTCTACTTAGATAAGAGTAAATCCTCTTCAAAGTTGGTAGGGTGAACTTCTCACCTCGAGCTAATTGCTGTCCACGAACCTTACCTACTTGAGTTGCGCACTTATTACCTAATTCTTTATTCCTTTTGATACCTAACTTAGCATTATTTGATGCAGATTCAGGATATCCTCCATAAGACTCTAACTCCACCTCTTCAGATAGGCTCTCTAAGGCTTCTAGAAGCTCGTATTCAGCGTTTAATTCTTCTAGACACTCAGAACACATTTGCTCAGGTAAAGACTCCTTAGGACGCTCCATTTTGTCTGCAAAATAACCTTCTATAGAAAAGCCTTTTACTTCACCTGCCTTAACTTGATCCCAAACGTCATCATTATTGACTTTTACAGAGACCATCCAAGTGCCTACTGGTAAATCGAAGTTATACTTCCTTGACTTATCTTTAGTTTCGTCCTCTATAATCCAAGATTCGACTACAGACATACCTTCAAGCTCTACATTATGCTCTAAAGTGCTGTTATTTTGATTACCCTTCATTAAAAACAGTTCAGAAGCTTTTCTAACGGTATCTTCAGAGAAGAATATGTAATATTCCTCCTCACCACTGTTTCTATATATCTTTTTATTAGGAATTAAGGCTGCACCCATCAAGATTCTCTTCTCTTTATCTACTTCGGCAAGTTTTACTTCCTTATGCTCCTTTAAAGCTATAAAATCCTCCTCTATAGCAGGGTTTTCTACAACTGAGATAGCTTCAATACCGCTAAACTCGTTTTCTTCGTCAATAATAAGTTCTATAATGCGTTCCATATATAATTAACTATTTTGATTGTATTCGTTTTAGATTTAACCTAATGCACTCGTCTCTGTGATAGTTCTATCTAAGCTGTTTGCGTTTTTGATATCTTTATGAACCACAAATGCTCTTAATGGCTTTTCTTGCTGCTCAGAGACGGTTTGAGCTAACTGTGATTCAGGTGATGCACCTACCACATTGAAGTCTGGGGCTTCTACACCCATTCCTCCTCCACCACCTGATGAGGGTGCGCCTAATGCCATTAACTGTGCCTTAGCCTTTCTTCTTGCAGCAGCAATAGAAGCTAACATTCCTACGATAGATATCGCATAAGCAGCCATACCTTTCAAGCCTCCTTCAGCAGCAAAAGCACCTATAGACATTTGCGCCTTACCTTGCTGAACAGCAGCTTCAGAACCGATTTGAGAAAGCTGCAGCCCCATTTTTCTGGCGTTAGCCCTTAGGTCAGCTTTAGCATTCATTATCTCTTCAGCAATAAGTAAAGATTGTTTAATGGTGAATAATTCTCTCTCAGCCTTTATTTTTCTCTTTTGAGCAGCTAATTCTCTTATTTCTATATCAGCAATAGCTTTTCTTTGTTGCTCACCGCTAAGTCTTCCTGAATTTAGTATGTAGTCTCGCTCTCTAGCTAAAGCCTCCATTCTAACATCGTGATATGACATAATAACGTCACTAATGCTTCCAAATGCTTGTTGAGTTGACTTAAAAATATCATTTATCTCTCTAGCCTCTTCCTTTATAAAAGCTAAACCCTTCTTGAGAGATTCCTCTCTTCTTTTCTCTGCCTCTCTTTCTAATTCACTTAAATATTTTATATTATCAAAAAATGCATCAGTCCCTTCCGTCATACGACTAAAGGCTTCCTTCATATACTCTTTATACCCCCTAATCATTTCAGTTCTACCCTCTTCGTCAAGAAGGAAAAACTTTCTTCTAAGATCAATCTCTAGCTCTAAGGCTTTTACTCTTGGATTTTTGGTAGCTTTCTCCTTTTTAGTTAAGTCTAGTTGATCTTGTCTATATTTTGCTAAAATTTGAAATAACTCAGCCTCTCTAAGTCTGAGCTTAACGACTTCACTGGCCTTTTCTTTTTCAGCAGCCAATTCCGTTTTTAACAAACCTATTGAAGCCTCTGCAGTAGCTCTATCTGTTTTCACCAATCTTTTGGCGATTTCTTCCTCTTTCTTTATTTTTTTCTCAAGATTTTGTATTTCCTCAAGAGAAGATATATTTCCCTGCTCTTGAAGTTCAGATCTAACTTCTTTTAAATTTCCCTCAACTGTGGCAACTAAATTACTTAATGATAGGTATTGTTTTATTTTCTCATTTCTTTCATCTTGAGATAAATTACTTTTTGCTAGGGAATCATAAAATGCCTTATCAGAAGCAGCAGCCCCTTCTAGTAAAGTGTTTAATTGAGATTGAGTCAAAACTATGTCTTCTATTATTGTTAAATAGCCTGACAAATCCTCTTTAGAATCTGATATTGCTTTAGAGAAATCTCCTGCTGATTTTTCGGCTTTATCAGATTCCATAGTGTATTTCTCGTATAGAGCTATAAGGGTTTGAAACACAATTATAACACCTAAAGGGCCTGACAGTGCAGCCCAAATAGCTTTAAATCCATTAACAACACCCCCAGTGGTTGTTATTAACGTA